CATTTGATCATTTAATTTCCTGTCCCAACTTTGGTGAAGTCCTTCGATCATATCGTTTTCATCCCCCGACAACGCTTGTGCTTCCAACTTGGCAGCATAATCATCAAAAGCTCGAAGGCGTTCCACAGAACTCTCAAGTTGGCTCGACAGAATTTGCTGAGCGTGATCCTTGAATTCCTCATAAGTCCATGGTATATACTCTCTTCCGACCTTCTTGTGCTGACTCCAATCAACGAGACCATCCATTCCTTTAATCCAGAATCGATAAGGGTCAGTAGATGATGCTCCACAAGTTCTCCGAACCTTATCTGAATCCAGATACGAGTTACCATTAATCCTCTTTTGAAACTCTGGTGCAATGACCACTTCAGCATTAATGTGGAATCGCCGTCGAACAGCATCTCCACTCACAAGACTTTCAACCCCGACTCGTTCCTGATTCGTAGTATAAATAACGACCTTCGATGTGAAGAAGGTCTTTGCTTTCTCCAAAAGTGAAGCCATGTGTAAAGGAAAACAATTAGTATTCCCCATCTTGATGACTTCCATGAGTTCCGGATTTGGAGCAGCAAGAGAATCTTTCTGTTGGAACGCATCATCACAAATGACGACTGGTTGGCCGTGGTAATTGTCCCAGAATTCTTGCGCCGGTTGTCTATGATAAATCTGTGATCGGTAATCAGACTTTCCTTCTCGTTTTTGAATACCGCCCAACGGATTATGCAGCAAATCCAGTGCCAAAAAAGTGGCCAGACTCAATTTACCAACTCCTGTTTTCCCATAAAGATAAACCATAATAGGTTCAATCTTGGGACCACCCCGGTTAACACCAGATGACAAACTGTCTTATACTTCTCCCTGAGATCGTGCATGTAATATGCAATCACGTTCACGACTCGACTACGAAGTGAATTGTCTTGAATTTTCGCGGCTTCATTCATTAAATGGTTACCCCGGTGTACACTTTGCTCAACTTTGAGTCCAGAAGCTATATCTGAAGTCAGTGAATCAACGAATTTGGCGTCACAATAAGAATCACAGTCCCTGACCCAATCCTCCATACCGTCAATAATCCTCTTTGCTTCTTCAGCACCTTCGGGCACTCCAGATATCCACGAAGAAATTTTTGGCGACAATTTGTCCATCAAAATAACCACGAATTGCCACATGTTAGTTGCAGCTCGGGCCATGTTACCAATGTTCATCAAGGTCTTAACTTGGCCACTTGCCAACGTCAAACCAAACACTGAAGCACACAATAGTTGTCCAACAATGGCAGCAATGGTGGCATGAGACATGTTGGCAAATAAGCCACTGGCCAAATCCTCATCTAGTGCCTGAGTTTCTAGTGTGTTTGGTTGCAACCATGCTAAAAACTCCGAAATTGCTCCTTGAGGTAATAGGGCAGACAACACACCAGTACACCACGCCATCATACCAGTTGGTGAATGCCTCAATTCAACCAGGACAATAAGCTGAGCAATAAAATTAATCATCCTCGATGCTATGGAAGAACTCGAAATTGAGTCCAAAATGGTGTTAATCCGCCTCAACAATTGATCAACCTCTCCTCCCAAATTCAACCTGACAGGTATTCCGATTTGAGCATCGAGATCGATATGATCCTTGATATTATCATACAATTGCTGAAATCCATCATCCAGTGGATTCACAACTACTCTTTTCCTGGCGATCTGGAACGAAACCCGAGTGCGAGCAGGTTGGGTCTTCACAAATGCTGGCCACATGGGCAATTCCAATTGATGCAATAAAGAATTGGGTTTCCACCACTCTGTGTTTCTAAGTAAATTAAAAGTCAAGCGTCGCCTATAGTTGTTTTGGCGGCAACGCTGCTTATATTCATCAACACTCACTTGTGCCTCAAGTGGCCCAATTCGACAAATTCCTTTGTGATTGCGCAATTTCTTGGCGCTCTTTGTCCGAACACCACATTCGCAAATCCATGGTCCAGTCATGACACAGTCTTCATGATCTTTGGGTTTTCCGACCCAGCCACATTCGCACACTGCACTACAAGT